CAAGAATTTGCTTTAGTGTCGGTTTTTTAGACATATCTTTTGTTTTAAGATTATGGTACAAACATACAAAGCCCTGGAGAATCTAATGTTAAGCTAACGTTAAGAAATGGCAGGTGGCAAGTTTGTCAAGTTTGGCAAAACCCTACTGCGTTTAAGAGTAACCCTACTGCGTTTAACGATAAATCCCCGACTCTGAGAGGTCTCTTAAGTACGCAACAAGACCAAACAAAACCGAGGATTATCTACAAGAATAATAAAAATGAAAAAAATAATACTTGTCTCTCGACAGAACAAATATACAAAAATATTTTAAACTACCTAATAGTATAAGAACCTTTTGTGCGATTTACTAGAACGTACTGAGCAGCGTAGCGGATGGCATCAATACAGTGGTTCCATTTATCTACAGGCTTTGTCTGACCCTTAGTGGCCCATACGTAGTTATTAAGCTCTTTAATCAGCTCTGTGGAGTCAGGATCAACTATTAAGTCATAGTCTTGTAGGAGTGCGATACCGGACAAGATAGACCCACTGCGTTTAACGGTCGGGGTAATGTTACATCCCTTCAGCTTAATCTCCTTAATCAGTCGTGGTTCTGCAGAGTCCGACACTATGAGGTGCGGACCTGCATAACGAATATTAAAGTCTGCTATTTGCGTAGTAGACATTCCTGTCCTAGCATACATTACCTTAAGGAATATCCGCTTGTTGCCTTTGTCGATGGCCAGCTTCACAAGTGTAGTGGGGTCAACAGAGAAACCGAAATCCTGTCCGAAGATAGTCTCATAGTTATCGTTAAACTCTCCTACTCTCCAATTGGTAAATATAACACCCTCTTGCTTTTCCATCCATCCACCAAGTATCTGGTGTGTGTACTTCTCAGGTCTACGTCTTCTAATCTCTGCTATCTGATTCAGGAACGACTGCGACAGGTTATCAGTGTTATCTAAGTATGTCGTATGTATATATGTAATCCCTGACTTAATACCGTTGAAGCCCTCGGGAATGTCTCTGTTGGCGTAGAAACGCCCCCAGATCCAGTGTTCTTTAGTGGTTGGGTTAAGTATCAGTATAACTCTATTGGGCTTAGTCTTGACTCTAACAGACTGATCAATCTTATCGAATGTGTCCTCGTCTATCAGCTCTTCGGCTTCATCCAGGACAAAGGTGGTTATTGCGTTTAATGATTTGAGTGATGCTGTCTGATTCCCTGAGGCGGTGCGTATCCCCTTGAACATAATCGATGAGCCTGTCTTTACGTTTGTTATCTCGTCCTTCGTTATGCGAAAGTCCTCGACAACTCCCATAAGCTCCAGCTTCTCAATGAACTCAGGAATAATCGATGAAGATGCAGATACCATCGTGTACCGTGTAAATAGTACCTTGTGTCCTTTCTCGTAAGTTAGGAGCAACAGGAACACATTGACAGCAAAAGACTTACCGGACCCTCGACCACCTGTGGTGATAAAGTATCTGGAGTCATTACCAAACGATTTATACTTCGGGTTTAAATTAGGTACTTTCATAATCCACAGTAACCGCTATCACATTCATTAAAGTCTTGATCAAATAATTCTATTTGGTTACTCCATTTAGCTATTTCATCATAAGTAATATTTTCTTTCCAAGTAGCACCATTAATACTTTCTCTTTCTTTTTGAGCAAACCAATTTAATTTATTTGGGTGTTTCTGCCACATTTTAGACAAGAGCAAATTCTCCTTATGAAAACAACCAACACAATTATTCATCCAAGCAAATCTAACAGACTTATCCACCCAATACTTTTCAATACCATCCTTATATATATTGTCCGTTATAAGCGGAAACTCAGGCATACAATAGTCTATTTTTTTCCACCTGTTTCTTTTTCCGTTCTTGCTTTTTCCAATAATGATATCGGCCTCTACAAAGCCTCTATCATTTTTTCTAGCAATCATTCTTTTAGCGCGGTTCTGTTCATTAGCTCTAAATCCAAATCTCATAATTGGTGCTGAATCTAAGTTATTATATATCCATTCAGCAATAGGTGTAACCTTCATCTCTGTGGTGCAAAATCTACGCATATAAGACGGAAGAAAAGTCTTACCATTCTTTTTCATTATGATATCATCAAATAGCTTGCCCGTTACCCAGGTAATCTTCCTACCTATATATTGCTCTAAATCAAGCATAGTATGTATAATAACATCATCCTCTAATGTACCTATGAATGGTGCTTGTATTCTATCCTCCACCTCCTGCCTTAATTTCTTATCAGGATATATGCAGCTCTTATCACTCGTTCTAACCAATGAAAACACATCGTGGTCAGCAGGATAGTTGGCTGCTATATAACTAGAGGTCTTGCCTCCGCTTAGGCTATTTACTGTCTTCATCTTCTTCAGGTGTAATGTCGATTATGTCTTCTATTTCTTTTGGCTTCTCTGAGCCTGTAAAGATGTTTACGATGGAGAAGTCTATGTCCTTTGCTTGGGACAGTGCATCAGGATTATCCATTGCTTTACCGTATACGTACTCAATAACCATCTTACGGTCGTACTGCGAGTCTTGTGCCTTTTCCGCAACCATCTTCCAGAAGTTAGCCTCAGACCCATAAACCTCTTCTATCGCATTGGTAGCAAGTATCTTTGACCTGTTCTTCTTAGCCTTGTTTATATTGGCCGGAGTAGCCATAGTCTTCCGAACAAGTGCATCGCCACGCTTTGCACCGTTACCCTTCCGACCATCGGTCTTCTTCATATACTTACGCTCTGGCTTCCGTCTAGGCATAATTCCCCCATTGCTCCGCAATAGCCTTTGCTATTCCTGGAAATGTTTTACTTCTTAATTTACCTCTATCTTTACTGGGAGGCATCTTCCAAATTCTCTGTTCTCTTCCCTCTACAATGTTAGTTGGTTTAAGGATTGGTAAGCCCTTAAGCCAAAGACCTGTCTTCTTTGTCTCTCCGTGACCAAACTGCCAAGGTTGTATGTATGTTGGTTTTGGGAAGTTACCCATTTTATTCAAAACCCCAACTGGATTTTCCATAGCGACTTTTTCACATAATGATATTGACTTATCCCACAAACTTTGAATCCACTTAACAGACTCAACCCTTTCATTATGTCTTGCTTTATTTGAACCGTACCAAGCGTTGCCTGATACAGCTACCTTGGTGCAGGGTGGATGAATTATTATTATGTCCCAGTCCTTATTATGTATAATTTCAAAAACATCCTGCTGAAAGTGCCATTCAGGGTGACCTCCACTACAAGGTAATATGTCACAGCTGTAAGCCTCGTGACCAAGCTCTCTAAAGGCTTTGGTCACTATTTGGCTCTCTTCACAAGCTACTAGAACTCTTTTCATATATTTTATCGTATAATTCCCATATAGCATCATACCATTCAGTTTTGCTATATATCTTTTCTCCCAGTTTAGTCTGACCTTTATACTCTATTTGTATACGGTAATCCAATCCTTCAGGGATTGGGTATATCTTATAGCCTTTATTGAAACAGTAACTTTGAGCTTCCATATTCCTAGAAGCTTCCAGTCGTTTCATAAGAGCCGATAATTTCCGTTTTTTGGTTCCTCGGTTCAATTGCAAATCCTTTTAACATTACACCTATTCTAAATTCAGCATCATCAAGTTTGTCACTTGGTATCTTAAGCAACAAGTCTACAAGACGCTCAATGTCTTTACGATAAGGTCTGACGTTACTTAATTGTAACTGAAGGTCAGTTATTTTGTTTTTCAGATCATCTATCTCTAAGTCTCTTTTATCTACACTTTCATAAACATCTCCCAGACTACCGAACACCTCAACACAAGTATCGTACATCTTCTTATTTAATGGAGATAAAAGTATATCCTCGTCAAAGTTATTCATAGCGTGCAGTACTGTAGCGTGGTTCTTATTCATATACTTGGCTACGTAATTCTTAGCACCTATTCTAACACCAGACCTACACAAGTATTCGTGTGTTATCTTATAAAATATAGAACGGGCCATAACATTCTTATGGTCTCTTACTTTGCTTCTAAGGTCTCTGCCTGTAACTGTTTTTACTATCTTCTCTATCCTTGATACTTCTGATGCTATCTCACTGTTTATCGTCATCTTCTTCTTTGTTTAAATAATTTGTTAATGTTAATGTAGTACACAATTGGCACGCCAATAGTATTCCTTCACACTCTTCGTATGCCTCCAACTCTTCGAACAGGTCAACGCTTATATATAGTTCCTTTAGTGGAACACCAGCAATTATATCGTGGCAAGTTAGGATAAAGTATTCTTCTACTATGGTACTTCTAAAATCCCACTCCTTCAATATAGTTGCTAATTGCTTCGCCAACCTTTTGTTTGCCCTGCTGTATGTCATCTGAAGTTGCATCGTATGTTTTTACCTTTAGTGTTTTTTTGTCTACTATTACAAATGTAAAGCTTTTTTTCTTAAATATAGTCATATAAATGTACGCTTGTGCATCATATCCGTAAAAGTCCATATTGTAATGCCAAGAATCTATATCGGATGTCGTCTTGAGGTCGACAATCCGATCACCATTCAGGCAGTCTGCTTTCGCTCTGAAGGGGAGTCCATCAACGTATCCGATTCCTGGTAACTCATATTCACCTCCTGTAAATAATTCATTTGCTGTTGGGTTGTCCAAAACAGCATCAACAATGCTTTGCGCCCATACTTTCTCCTTAGATAGCATAATCTCTTTACCTTCCAAAGAAGGGTCTTTAACAGCTTCCTTATAGCCTTTGTTACGCCTAGTAGCCACATCAACAAAATGGTAATAGTCATCTAGTTTATCTTTTTCTAATAGTGAAACGTGAATAAGCCTACCCTCTCTGAGTGGCTTCATATTACTATCCAAAGGTTCTCGGTTACCTAAGTAACTGTCTATTCCCTCCAGTAGCTTCTTGCAGGACGATGAGGATAGAGATGCCTTGTTTAGATATCCGTAGTAGAACTCATTATCGTACATCTTACTGACTATATCATCTATAGCCCAGTCAGTACCATCAAGCAGTCTTATCGTCTCCATCTGTTCTGGCTTTAGTATTTTCTTGCACCATTCTATATATATCTACAACCATTGACTGCAACTGTGCAACATTGCCTTCTAGTTGTTTAAGCTTCTGTGCTTGGGTTATTCGTTTAGCTTTCATTCTCTATTTCTTTTTGCAGATTAGCTAATGCCCTCCAGGCTACTTTAGCTGAGTGTCTTACGCCATCTGTATCTATTGTTCCTGCATCGATGAGGTGACGCATTAAAGCGTCTAACTCATCTCCAGACTTACTTCTGTCCCAATGTAGTGGAGTACCGGGATTATGCTGCTCATTTCCTGCATAGCTGCACTTAGCAACTTCTTTAATTGCATCAGGAAAGTAATTAATTACCCCTGAATAAACAGGTATCTTTTTTCTATTCTCCTTCGGAGGATTTACATAGTCACTGTAATCGGACACATATCCTCCACCATAAAACGCTTTTTTAGGATCATTCATAA